ACAAGAATCAGATGCTTTACAATCTATTGGTCAAGCAGACTTTACTATTGATAGAATATATGCAGCAATAGATAAGTTAAAATCATTAATGACATCTAGACCAGTAAAGTTTGGTATTACTGCTAGAGAAGATTCCGATGTACAAGTAGCACAAGTTTGGAAAACATTATTAGAGTATATCTATGATATTTCCGATGGTGCTCATCATTTTAAACAGGCTGTACATGATTATGCTACAACAGGTATGGGTTATTTCTATGGATATGTAGAACCTGAAGCAGACTATGGAAGAGGCGAAGTTATGTTTACTCACATTAATCCATTTCGTGTGTATGTAGACCCTGCCTCTAAAGATAGGTATTTTAAAGATGCAGCCAACGTATTGCTTTCTACCATTCTTACTAAAGACCAATTATTAAGTTTATATCCTGATGTAGAAGAATTTTTACCAGATATAGATACATATAATATGTCTGATATGTACGGTGACTACCCTAACTCTCAAAATAAAAATTCACAACAAGTATTTACTCCAGCAGAAGTAGATAACAAAGATTATGAATCTGCAGTTGGAGAAAGATATCGTCTTATAGAAAGATTTAGTAAAGTAAAAGTTCCATTTTACAGAGTAGCTGATAATAAAAACGGAACTGAAACTATTATGAGTGCTTCAGTATTTGAAGCTTTTGCAGAGCAAAATGAAAGATTATTTGACAATGAATTATATGAATTTGTAGAAGTACAGCAAACAAGAATTAAAGTTACAACATCTTTAGGTCAAGTATTACTATATGAAGAAGTACTTGATACAGATATTTATCCTATTGTTCCTATTCCTAATATATGGACCAATACACCATATCCTAAGTCAGATGTAAATAAAGTTAAAGATATGCAAAGATTATTGAATAAACTATTTTCTCTTGCACTATCTCATGCTCAGACATCAGCAGGATTAAAATTACTAGTACCACAAGGTAGTGTAGAAAGTATTAGTCAATTAGAAAAAGATTGGGCTAATCCTAATGCAGTAATTGAATATGACCCTAGTTATGGAGAACCACATTTCCCTTCTCCACAACCATTGTCAGGAGAGTTTTATCAGTTAATTAATCAGTGTGAAAAATACATTGATTTAAACTTTGGTATACCAGAATTACTACAAGGATTTAAAGAAGGTGCTCCAAATAGTGTTAGAGGTACAATGTTATTAGCACAAATGGGAGAAGGTAGAGGAGCAAGTAAGCTAAGAGATATTGAAATGGCTTTACAACAATTAGGAAAAGTTTTATACCAACTAGGTAAAGGACATTATACTTATGAAAAGAAATTTAGTATAGTTCAACCAAACAATGATATTACAGAGTTTGCTATTAATACTAGATTATATGATGATAAGTCTGGTGCTATTACAGCAATAGAAAATGATATTAGCCTTGGTCAATACGATGTTAGAATTATATCTGGTTCAACAATGCCTTCTAATAAACATGCAGAATATCAAATGTATTTAGAAGCATATCAATTAGGATTAATTGATAAAGTAGAAGCATTAAAGAAAACAGAGATATACGACAAACAAGGTGTATTAGAAAGAACTAGTGAAGTATCAAGATTACAAGGACTTGTAGGTCAACTACAAGACCAAATAAAGATTCTTAGTGGCGATTTACAAACTGCTCAAAGAGAATCAGTGAGTGACAAAAAACGAGTAGAAGTACAGAAATTTAAATCTGAACTTAATAAAGTTATGACAGGAGCTGGTGCTCAACAGAAAATCCAAGTTGAGAAAAATAAGCTACAACAACAACAACAGGTGCAGGCTGGTATGGATTCATTATTGTCAGGAGATGGTAGTGAATAAATTAGCACATCTAAAAGGAGAAAATAGCTATGAGTGAAGTACAACAACAAGAAAATGTACAACCTTTAGAAGGTTCAGAAACTTCTGAAAATAATGTTATAAATGAGTCTGATTATCAAGAAGATTTGAGTTCCGACGATGCTAATGATGCACGTAAATTCCAGTCTATGTATGATAAAGCACAGGCTGAAGTCGAGAAACTACAACCAGTAGCTAAGCTATTTCAGGATAATCCTGACCTGGTAGACGTAGTAAGAGACCATTTATCAGGGGGTAACGGACAAGAAAAAGAACAGATAAAGTTAACCGAAGAGGAATTTAATCCATGGGATGCGTATACAAATCCTAATTCTGCTTCTTTTAGACTTAGACAAAATGAAATTGAAACAGCTGTTTCTGCTAGAATGAAAGATTATACATCTAGATTAGAGCAACAACGTGCTGTTGATAATTTACAATATAGAGCTCAAAGCGAGTTTAATATGTCTAATGATGAAGCAAGAGAATTTGTAAATTTTGTAACTACTCCTAAAGAACAACTTCCTCTAGATACCCTACATAACGTATGGAATGCTAAAAACGGCAACAGAGCTAATAATAATATTCAAAATGTTAAAAATACACAACGTAAACCTAAGTCAGCAGGAATTATACAAGGTGGAGAACCACCTAAAGTCTCTGATGAAGATAACATGTGGAATAATATTATAGGAGCTTCTCAAGCTGGTAAAATTAGCAAGGGTATCAAATCATAATATCTTAGGAGGATATAAATGGCAATAACAAGTGGAAAAATAACTGCGAATAATCCAGGTCAATTCACTGCTGTTAGTAATGCTGCTCCAGCTGGTCAGAATCAAGACCAAAGAAGATTGTATAATTTCTCTGATAGGATAGCTGAGCTATCTCCAGAGGAATCACCATTCTTTACTTACTTGAGCAAAACTGCAAAACTGCCTACTGACGACTCTTTGTTCCGATACCTTGAAGACCGTAGCAAAGTAGATTACACTAGTAGAGAGTTTTTAGTTAAAGGTACTACAGTAACAACAGTAGCAGCTGACACGGAATACCAACTAATAGTAGACACAGTAGACGGAGCATCCGTAGACTGGTTAATTAAAGGAATGGTATTTGCAGTAAGAACAACAGGTAAGGCTGCAGCAAATGTTGGGTTTGGTCAAGCTATTTTTAGAATAGAGACTGCACCAGCCGATGGTGGAACTGACACTAGCTTTAGAGCTAGATGTTTAAGTATATCAGGAGCAACTGGAGCTAATACCTTAGCAAATAATGATAAATGTCAAGTAATTGGTAGTGCTTTCGGAGAAGGTACTGGCTCACCTGATGTTTTTTCAAACAGCATTGATGATGGATTTGGATATACTCAAATCTTTAAAACAGCTGCAGAAGTAACAAACACAGCATACGCAACTCACATGAGAGGATATGCTAATGAGTTTGAAAGAGTGCTTGCACTCAAATTGAGAGAACACAAAATAGATATCGAAAGAGCTATGTTGTTTAATCAAAAAGCAAGAAGTAATGGCATTCAATACACTGAAGGTCTAGTTGGACAAATTATCAAAAATAGTACTTTTGTTTCAGGAAGTAGCAATTTAGCTTATGCTTCAGGCAAAGCTTATGCTCGTTCTATGACACAAGCAGAACTTACATACGACAGACTATTGTCTGATATGGAAGTTATTTTTGACCCAGCTCGTGGAGGCTCTAATGAAAAATTAGCAATGGCTTCCTTACCTATGATTACTTTGTTTAATAAAATGGGAAATGGTGCGTTTATTGATGCATCAGTTGGTTATGCTAACAGTCCTTATAAAGTAAACATGAAAGACGTAGACGGTGGATTCGGTCATAAGCTAATGGCAATTAATACAGTACACGGAGACCTATTTATGGTTAAACAACCATTATTTAGAGGTCACTCAGCTGGGTTAATGGTTATGGCTGACATGAGTAAACTATACTACAGACCATTAGTAGGAAACGGCATTAATCGTGATACTCAAGTTCAAACAAATGTACAAGCTGCAGATGAGGACTTAAGAAAAGACATGATTCTGACTGAAGCAGGACTTGAAGTATGCTTACCAGAATCTCACGCATTATTTAATGTGGAGGACCTATAAAATGAGAAGTAGTTACTTAGAACAAAATAGTGGTGCAGGTGGGTTTTTAAACCCAGTTGAACAAATCCAAGCAGACCGTACTTTAGATGCTGTAGCTGATAGTGGTAAAGAGTTTTACCTAGATTCAGCTGCTGGTGCAGTAGCAATTACATTGCCTACATCTTTAAAAGCAGGTACGAACTACAAATTCGTTGTACAGGAGAATACTCCTACAGCAGCAATTACTATTGCAGCTGGTTCAGCGATTCTGTGGGGTCGAATTTTGGAAGGTGAAGTAGACACATCAGACGATGCAGATGGTTCAAATGTTAATGGTACAGGTCTCTCTAATTTAATTATTGGAGTAAATGCTATTAAAGGAGACTATGTAGAGTTATGTTGTGACGGTTCAGGATGGTACTTTAAAGGTGTTGCAGCCTTAGATGGTACATGGACCAACTCATAAACTAATCCGTGAGGATTGACAGTTTTGGGTACTGTGGGGTTATTCGTAAAAAGGTGTAACCCCGAACACCCTAAAAATTTAAAACTAATAGGAGAATAAAATGGCAAATTATAGTGGAGCAGAAGTAAAAGTTATTATTAATGATATTAGTGTAGCAGCTAGTAGTGTTGATGGTTCATTAGCTAAAGAAGTAAAAACCTTTGTAGCTACATTAACAGATAATACAATTATTTCAATAAATACAGCAAAACTTGATAGAACAAGAGTTGCTTACATAGTTACTTATATGTAGCATGAGTAAGTGTCAACATTGTAGCGAGCCTAATCCAGAAAATTGGTTTAACTGCCGTTCTTGTGGTCAAAAAGCTTCTCCACAAAGATACACAGTAAACTCTATTATAAGAGATACTCCTATGGCAACTGCTATTAGAAAAGACCAAATTAATTTTGGCAGAGTAGACATGGAAAGTCACATGAAAAAGACTAAAGCAAATAATGATAAACTTGCTAAAGATAAATTACATAAATCGGTAGCAAAAATATGGAAAAAGGATAAGGTTACAGTAAAATGAAGAAAAAAGTAAAGAAAAAAAAGGCTAAGAAATCACCTTCAAAAAAAGGTTATAATTACAGAGGTAAATAATGGCTGAAACATTTAAAAATAGAGTAGATGCTTTAACAGGTTTTGCAAGCCTTGAAGACGATGCGTTGTCTGATTGGCTTACTGCAGGTGCTCGTTCTATTTTAAATATATTGCCTATAAGCAAATTAGAAAGAATAGCTTCTACTAGTGAATTTACTAATACTATTGATATACAAGGAAAAAGAATAGTAGCTGTTACTAGAAAAGATGCAGGTAATGCATCTAGACATATGCCTTGTAGAAAAATACCTGTAAGTATGAAAGATAGAGCATCAGACCCACTTTATATGGAATATGCTCAAGCAAGTGACCCAGTATATTGTATACAAACAGATAATTTAGAAACTAAACCTGTTAGTGTAGCTTCAAATGACAGTGCTGTAACTTTTATTAATACAGGTATTACAGTAGCTCACGGAGACGGAGCTAGTGGTATAGATAATTTTCCTGACGAAGCAGAAGATGCAGTAGTATTATATGCAGCAAGAAATGCATTACAAAGATTAATGAATGATATACATACAGATGATATTATTGACCATGCTGCTACTGGTATTTTAGTAGACATTAAAGCTGAAGTAGATGATGCACACGATATTATGGATAAATTTGAAATAGCAGACCAAGAATCAGTGTTTGGAGATGAAGACACATATTTAACTGCGAATTCTCAGCTTACAAATGTTAAACAAGCTATTGATAGAGCTAAAGCTTACATAAATGGAGATGAACCTTCAGCTACAACAGATGCTTATGGTGCTCAAGCTGCAGAAGACACAGAATTAGTATCTTCAGCTTTAGCTATAGTACAAACAGAATTACAAAGAGCACAAACTCATTTAGCTGAATGGAATGCTGTTGGTGATATGAGAATTAAAGAAGTACAAGGTCATTTATCAGTAGCTGGAGGATATATACAAGAATTAACAGCTAGATTAAATAGACAACAAGCTAAATACACTTGGTATACTCAACAATATCAAATGGTAGATGCACAATACAAAGAACAAATACAAACTTTACAAGGACCTAAATAATGGCAGCTATAGAACTTACTGGAAAAGAAATATATAGTAGAGTTCTTCAGGCAGTTCCTGGAGTATCTCAAAATTATGTATTAAATTTAATTAATGAAGCATTAGTTGATATGGGAATGCATCAACAAAAAATGGAAAATGCTAAAACAACTTTATTAGACAATAAATTATGGTATGATTTAGATGACAATCAAAATATAACTATTAATAAAGTATTTAGGTGCTCTATTAAAAATTCTGACGGAGAATATATTGATATACCTAGATTAACTCCTGGAAAAATAAAACGATTTTATAACGAAACATCAGTAAGTGATAAATTCGTATGGACTGAAGTATAATGGCATCTATTTCTAATATATATACAGACCCTTCAAATAGCTTTGTATGGTGGATAGAAGGTGATAGAATAGCAATAGCTACTATAGAAGGAGATGCTAATACTACTGAAACAGGTGAGGGTAAATATAAACCAGCACAACTAGGAGCAACATTAGCTTATCAATCTTCTGGAGACCCATTACCTCAAAATAAAACAAACGAAGCTTTAGATGATTCGGAAGTATTTGTAGATGTAAATGAAGGTAGTCAATTTTCAGATAATCAAATGATAAAAATAGATAGTGAAATAATGTTAATTACAGATATTAATACTAATACATTAACTGTTACTAGAGGATATAGAGATACTACAGCAGCAAGTCATGATAATGCTAGTAGTATTTTTACTGTAAATATAGTTTCTGATGGAATAATAATTTCTTACTATGCAGAGCCAGATAAATTAGCTTCTATAGATGGCACTACAGCATTAGATGTTGACAATACATTACAACCAGCATTAATAGACTATGTAAAATCAAAAGCATTAATGGATGCAGCTGCTAGAGAAGATAACCCTGCTATAGCACAAATTAGAATGGCTGCAGCACAACAAGCACTAGCTTCTTATAGAGAAGCAATAAGAAAATTTGGAATGAAGAAAAACGATAAAACAGGAGGAACAAGAGGCATTGTTCCACCTAACTTGACATAATATGTTTAGTGGTCCTAATGGTGCAGGTAAAGGTGATAAGCCTAGAGATATGAAAATTTCTCAAAAAGAGTTTGCAAAACGATGGGATTTAATATTTAACAAAAACAAGAAAGAAGGAAAACAAAGTGGCAGAACTGAGTAAAGACAGTAAATTTACATTTAGTATAGAAACATTAATATCATTAGCAACTACACTAGTGTTAGTTGTAGGTATGTGGTTTACATTACAAGCAGATATTAAAGAAGCAAAAGAATTACCTGAACCTCCAATAGGCAGAACTGAGTACGACTTAAAAGACCAGATGATTAGAAATACAATCATTGAAACTGAAAAAGATGTACAGGAAATTAAAGAAGAACAAAAAGAAATGCGTACAGATGTTAAAAACATAGAACGTATGTTAATGCAAAAGTGAGGTATAGAGATGAATTGGTTATATGGTTTTACATATTTGGTTGGTATTTGTTTATCATTATCGCCCTTATATGCTCAAAGTAGTTTAAAAGATTTACAGCAGATTCAATTATTGAGTCAAGACGAATGTATAATAGTCCAAGTGAATGCAGATTGGAACTTTAAAGCATCGTTAGATTTAAATGGTTTAAATAATTGCGTATGGTTTAATGCTAGTATAGATGATAAAAACTATGGTGCAATTATTACAGATGAATGGAAGATAGTATCTGTTCCAACAATAATTATGTTTGAATATGGTAAAGAAGTAAAAAGATTTGAAGCTGGATTAAGTTTCAATTTAGATAAAAATAAAATCATCAAAGCAATCAAAGATGAAATTGATGAAATACAACTAAGGAAGTTTCAATGATATATTTAGCAAGATGGTTTAAAAAGTTATTTTATAGTTCATTGTTATTAGGAACTTTAGTAGCACAAGACTTTTTTAAGTTTAGCACTATATATGGTGCATATAGCTTTAGTAGTCCTGTAACTAAAGAACTACAATATCAAGTGTCTGGTGGGCAATTACAAGAGTTACAAGAAGAACTAGACGACCATAGCATTATGACGTTTGGTATTAGAAAGTTAGCAAGGTTTGGATATGAAAACAAACCTGAAGTGTGGTACACAGGAGATGAAGCACCTATTAATGAAAGTGTTGCTATTGGTAATGTACCTACTGGCTGGGAGTATGTAATACAATACTCTGACCATAAAGAGTTTGAAGAAGAGTTTGTAAACGAACAATATATGTTACGTTATATGGGAAAGAGTTTTTTGGTAAAAGCCAATTACGATTCCAGGGGATTAGAAGACGTAGAGTTTGCAGCTTTAGATATGCGTTACAAAAAAGATATAGGTAATCTTGCACTATCGTTAGGTGTAGCTGGTAGAATGCATCCAGCATATTTAGATTTTAGACCTATTGATTTATGGTGGGCTGAACAAGGTATTAACACAGATAACTTTACACCCTTTTGGGATTTTGCATATTTTTACGGCTACTCAGATGAGTTTACAGAACAGTTTACACAATATGGATATAGCTACTTTGATTTTAAATGGTATGATGCAGAAGGTAATCTTGTAGCAAACACAGATGACCAATTCTATAAACAGGTATATGGAGAGCTTGTTAAACAATATAATGAAGAATATGCAAAAGACTTAGGGTATCAAAACGAATTAAGTTTATCAGTAGGTGCAGACTATTACAAGTACACACCTAAAAACTGGTTGCATATGTGGGTTACAGCTTACCCAGTAACTAAAGGTATGTCTGACTATTCATTTAACTATGATGTAGTAGACAATGGTATGGACTATGATTTAGGTTTAGTTTATGGTTGGAAGTTAACTAAAAAGTTTGGAGTGTTTTTAGAAGGTAGATTTTTGTCAATGTATGATGTTCAATCTTATGAATCTAAAGTTGGACTTAACTGGTTGATATACTAATGGCTAGAAGAGTAAGTTGGAAGTGGGGAGGTAAAAGATACTATGGTACTTTTATAAGAGAAACTAAAAAATATATATTTGCACGAACTGAAAACGGTAAAACTAAAAAAATAGTAAAAAAATAATAATGGCAAGAAAAAGAAAAAAAGCCATACGTAAAACTACTAAGGGTAAAGGAGCTAACTACAGAAAGACTAAAGACGGAGCAGGAATGACTGCTAAAGGAGTTAGAGCTTATAGGAAAGCAAATCCAGGTAGTAAATTAAAAACTGCTGTTACTGGTAAAGTTAAAAAAGGTAGCAAGGCAGCTAAAAGAAGAAAATCTTATTGTGCAAGGTCTGCAGGACAATTAAAAAGAAGTTCTGCAAAGACTAGAAATAATCCTAATTCAAGGATTAGACAAGCACGAAGAAGATGGAAGTGTAGATAAAGGAGATAATATGTATTGTGATTGTGGATGTGGAATATGCCTAAGTTAAATATGATAGGCAATATAATTGATAAAGTAGCTGGTCATGTAGACAAGTTTACTTTAGATAAAGAAGAAAAAGCTCAGTTAATTATGGAAATTAACAAAGCACAGATAGAAGTTAATAAAATAGAAGCTGGTTCTACTAGTTTCTTTAAGAGTGGCTGGAGACCTAGTGTGGGATGGATTTGTTCATTTGCATTAGGGTATCATTTTGTATTACAGCCTATGATGGCATTTGGATTATCTGCAGCTGGATACAATATTGTATTACCTGAATTTGATATGAGCACCTTAATGACTGTTTTAATGGGTCTTTTAGGTCTTGGAGGAATGCGTAGCTTTGAAAAAGTTAAAAGGTCTGCATAATGCCAAGACAATCATTACAGCTCAATGACTTTAGTGGAGGGCTGAATACTAAGTCTTCACCAAGAGATATTGCACCAAATGAATCTCAATTAGTTGAGAATGTTGTAATATCTAATCCTGGATTAATTACAGCAGCTACAGTATCTACTGATAAAGTTAGTGGTTCTACTACTATGAAACATATAGCTAATGGTAATGGTGCATTTATGTTTAACTCTCAGTTTAATATAGATACAGACGGAACTGCAACACAATCTACTCAAATAATAGCTTATCCAATTAATAAAGATTCTGGGAATACTACTATACAATTTTTTAGAAGAAATTTTGATTCTACAGGAGTATTTACACAAGAAGCAACTAATGCAGAAATAGATATGCAAGTTACAGGAGAAATAGAGCCTGTATATTATTATGTAGATGGTGTATTATATATATCTGATAAAAAAATAGTAGATGGTGATAGTGACTATGAACCTAGAAAATTACAATATGTTTCTGAAGATAGATTTGCTCAAAGTATTACTGGATGGAATAATGATAAATTACGAGTAGTTGCAACTGATAATATGTTTGAAGATATATCAGAAACAAGTACTGGTAACTTTGGTAGTTCTGACCCAAGTGCAGCAGGAGAATTTAGAGTTTTACTTAGTACTAACCCAAGTGTAACTTCATCTGACTTAACTGCTGTTACTACAAATGCAGGCTCAGCAATTACTACTACTTCTAATCCTGGAGAAACAGCACCTAGTCCTAATACAGATATTGGTATAACAGATAAATCAATATTTTTAACTAGTGCTACTAATACAAATTTAGATGACGATATATTATTAAATTTACCAGATGAAAACGATGGTGACCAAGATTTTACTAACGGGCAAATTATTCATATAAATTCAGAAGCTATGGAAATTAAAAGTGTTAGTTACATTGATAATGATGGCACTAAAGATGTAGTGCAATTAATAGTTCAAAGAGATGTATATGGAACAGGAGCACTTGAGCACGCAGCTTTATCTCCCGTGTTTACACAAACTTCTACAAGTACTACAGTTACTGGTGGTGGATGGGAGTCAGGTAGTTATGAATTTTGCCATACAGTTATTGACTTACAAGACAATGAAACTTTACCACAAGCACCACAATCTCCAGTATTTAATATTACTGATGGTTCTTACTTTACAAGAGTAGGATTTAGATTAAAAGATACTGGATTTAACACTAGAAAAAATGAAAAAGGTGTTAGAATATACACTAGAAAAAAAGGTGGAAACGGTAGATGGATTATGTTTTTAGATGTAGATTATAGAAGAGGTGTAAGAAGTAATTTATTTGAAGATTATGAAGAGTTTGCAGTTGCAGATACAAATTATATGGAAGTTAAAAACTTAGATATAGTTAATCCTTCGTTAGATACATTTGAAAGTATAAACGGATATACTCAAGAAGAAGAAAGTATTGTTTTAGCTACAGGTACTGCAGACGCAACGGCTGGTGGATTTAAAGCAGCAGCTGTATGTGCAAGAAGAGCTTGGATTGCTAATGTAAAGAAAAATGGAAAAGTATTTGATGATAGAATTTATTATACACCAGTAAACAGATTTGCAACATTTCCAGATAGTTTTTATTTAGATATTGGTATTAGTGATGGTGATTCTTTTACTGCATTACATAGTTTAGGTAATAGACTATTAGCTTTTAAACAAAAAAAATTATATGTTATTAATGTATCATCTACTTCAGATGCTGGTTGGTATTTAGAAGCAGAGTATGATGGTATGGGATGTAGACAACAAGAGTCTATATCTAAAACACCTTATGGTATAGCTTGGGTAAATGACGATGGTGTATACATATTTGATGGACAGTCTATGCCTAAAGAATTAACTATTAAATTAGATGATGCAACATGGAGAGCTAATCAAACTGGTAAAAATCCTGCAATAGGATATAATAATAAATATAAACAGTTATGTGTAGTGCAAGATACTGCTGCTGATACAGATGTATTTGTATTTGATTTTCAAACTAATTCATGGTCAATTACAAAACCTATAGGTAGTGCAGGAATATCAAATTTTCTAGAATCATTTGATGGATTATATTATTTAGAATACGGTGGAAGTCATGCAAAAACACTTAAATTATTAACTGGAGATAGTAATTCTTCTACTACAGGAGATAACTTAGCTATAAAATTACAAACAAAAGATATGGATTTTGGTAATCCTGGTTTAGTAAAAAGAATTAAAAAGGTATATATAACAGCTAAAGATGATGGTTCTGGAAATACTTTAACTTTAAGATTTGGAAAAGATGGAGCTTCTCCAGATACTACTGTTGCTTTTAATTCAAGTGGTGCTCAAGCTGCAGAATCTATTGCAAGCTCTAATTATAAAATTTTATCATTTGGTATAGGTAGTGCAACAGGAGGACTTAATTGCGAATCTATAGCTTTAGAATTAGTAGATGCTGATGACGAAGCTATAACTATTAATGATATAAATATAGATTTTAGATTAACAAATAAACGACCTGATAATTTATAATGCCAAAATCTGGCGACCATAATGTCAATAATATTGACTCATTCTTTCGAGTAAGACCATCTAAAGCAAATATTAGAGAAGGTGAAACTGTATCATTTCTTGAAGATGGTGTATTAATAAAACAAGAAAAAAGAAATGGTATTGTATATGAAACAAAACTATCAGAACAAGGAAAAAAACAAGAAGTAAAAACAGTTTCTAGTAGTGGTACTGGAACAGTATTTTTTGGTAGTGGTGATGTAGACTCTATTGTTGCTGGAACAGGATTATCAGGAGGTGGTAGTTCTGGAGATGTTACTTTAAATGTTGTTGGTAGTACAGGAATTACTGCTAATGCAAATAATATTGCTATTGACTCTACTGTAACTACTCTTACGGGTACACAAACTCTTACAAACAAAACTTTAACAGCACCAGCATTAGGAACACCAGCAAGTGGTGTTATGACAAATGTAACTGGTACTGCTGCAAACCTAACTGTAGGTAATGCTACAAAAATTACATCTATTACTAATAGTAATATTGTACAATTAGCATTAAGTCAAACACTTACTAATAAAACTTTAACAGCTCCTATATTAACAACTCCAGCATTAGGAACTCCTGCTAGTGGTGTAATGACTAATGCAACAGGAACAGCTTCAGGATTAACTTCAGGTAAAGTAACTGTAACAGATAGTACAGCTAATACAAATTTTCCTGTTATATTTCACGATGAGTCTAATGCTTTATTAGATGATACTAGTGCATTAACCTACAATCCAAGTTCTGGTACTCTTGTAGTGCCAAACTTAAATGTAACAGGAACTACTACTACGGTAGACACCGATAATATTACTGTAAAAGATAAATTGATAGAGCTTTCTCACGGAGCAACAGGAACTCCTGCTGCAGAAGCTGACTCAGGTATTATTATTGAAAGAGGTGGTTCAGCTAATGTATTTATTGGTTGGGATGAAGATGCTGATAGGGTAAAATTTTCAGAAACAACTTCTACTGGTTCTTCCAGCACAGTTTCATTTGGTACACTTTTAGACTTACAAGCAACTAGGTTTTATGGTGCTGTTACTGGAGATGTTACTGGAAGTTTAAGTGGTGGAACTGTAACATCATTAAGTTCACCTATAGAATTAGCAGAAGGTGGTACTGGTGGTGGAAGTGCTGCTGAAGCAAGAAGTAGTTTAGGTGTAGACCCTGCAGGTACAGACAATTCAACTAATGTAACTTTAGCAGGTAGTTTAGATTATATTACAGCTGGTGGAACTGGCAATCAAACACTTACAAGAAATGCTATCAATCTTACTACTCATGTAACAGGCACACTTCCAGTAGGAAGTGGTGGAACTGGTGCTACAACTTTAACCAATAATTCAGTATTGACTGGAACAGGCACAAGTGCTATTAATGGAGAAGCTAATCTTACTTTTGATGGAGATTTTAAAGTAGCAGGAACATTATCATCATTAGAAACAGTAAACTTTGATGGTTCATCAGGAGATACAGTAGTATTAATAAGTGGTACTGGTACTCAAAGATTAGAATTTAAAGATACTGCTACTGGTGCTAATTCTTGGATTGGTATACCAAGCTGGGACGATGATGCAGTTTATATATTCGGACCAACTTCAAGTGGTAATGAACAAGCATGGAAATATTCTCAATCTATACATAGATTTAATACAGGTACTTCTGAACAAATGCTTATTAATAGTGATGGTAGTATTGCTTTATCAGGATACACAGGACAAGATAGAAGAATAGAAATTGGTTCAAGCAGACAAGCTAATGGCTATTCTTACATAGATTTAATTGGCGATACAACTTATTCAGATTTTGGTGCAAGATTTATTAGAGAAAATGGTGGTGCTAATACAGGAACAGCTATAGAACATAGAGGTACTGGTGTATTATCATTAAATGCAAAAGATGCAGGAAGTGTAAGATTTTATACAAGCAATACTGAAAGAGTAAGAGTAGATAGTTCAGGTAATATGTCAATAGGAAACATAGCACCTACAAAAAAGTTAGATGTAAATGGCGATGCTAAAATATCTGCTACTTTACAAATGGGAAGTAGAGCACCTCAAACTAATGCAAAACTTATTTCAAGAGTAAATACTAATGCTATAGAATTTGGACACGAAAATCAAAGTGGGTATGGTTCTACATTAGGTGCTAATGCTGGTAATGGCTATCCATTCTTAGCTTTATATAGTGAAGCTGGAACAAACTCAAATACTTACAGAACAAGAGGTATTAAAGGTGTTGTATTAACAGCTGACACTTCAAATAATTTTACAATAAATCAAGTAACTACTGCAAGTGCAGACAATCAAAGTTTAACTGAAAGATTGAGAGTAGACTCAGTAGGTAATCTTGCAATAAATCAGGGCAATAGATTTTATCTTGACGGAGTTGCTGCAAGTGGAGATACTTATATACAATCAGATACTGCTGACAATTTAAGATTTGTTGTTGGTAATCGTAATATGATTGAAATGATTGAAGATGACAGTCAGGATATGGTAGTAATTGGTAATGGTGCTACTGATGTAGATTTTATTGTAGAAGATGATGCTGGAGCAGCTGTATTAACAGTAGACTCAGCAACAAGTAAAACAACCTTACATAGCTTAGATGTTACTAATAATGTAGGACTAGGAGACGTAACAGCAGACAATGTAGGTTCTAATAGTTTTCATTATAACAATAGTGGTTCATTGGGTGCAGAAGCATTTACGATTGGTGCTACTGGTGGAGTTAATTTTACTCAAGCTATTGCTTTAGCTAATGCTGATTTCTCAGCTAATTCTAGTGATGGTGCTGTATTAAATCTTAAAACAACTTTAACAAATGAAGATGCTGTAGATATTTTAGGTAGAATAAACTTTTCAGCTCCTGTTTCTGGTAATGCTGGAGATGACTCTAGATTATTAGCAGCTTCTATTGTAGCACAAAAAAGTGCAGTATTTAGTTCTACATCAAATCAAACAGATTTAATATTCCAAACTGGTACATCGGAAACTGCTACAGAAAAAGTAAGAATTAAAAATGATGGGAAAGTGGGGATAGGAACGCCATCACCTGCACAACCTTTACAAGTAACTAAAAACAATGCTACTTCTATAATAACAATACATAGAGATGGTAGCAATCCTTCTACTAATACAACTTTGCAACAAATTAATTTTGACCAAGATTATGACTCATCTCAACAAACTTGGGGAAAGATACTTTATAAAACAACTGATGCGAGTTCTGTAAGAGGAAGATTAGCATTTGAAGTTAAATCTACATCAGGTAACCTAATGGAAGGTATGACTGTTTATGGTAGCACAAGTAGTGGACCAATGGTCGGTATTAATGATACATCACCAAGTTATACTTTAGATGTAACAGGAGATATTAATCTTACTGGAAATTTAAGAAAAGGTGGACTGGCAATGATTAGTATAGATGGAAGCTATACTACAATATTAAAGCCATCTGGTGCTCCAGGTATTTATTTAGGTCAATCTGATGCTGCTAATTATTATGATAACACAAAACATAGATATAGACCAAGTGGTGGTGGTAGTAATTATTATGCTGTTTTAGGTGCAACTGGTTTATCATTAAGTAGAGCAGCAGATGCAGAAGCTAAATTACATATTGGTTCGGGTGATAATAGTAATAATGCTATGGGTACAAACACTCTTGGAACTACTGCAGGAAATAACATAGACAATATTAAACTATCTACTGACTCTACAAATCATAATCAATTAATATTTTCATCTGAAAGAGTAGCAGATGGTAGTGATTGGACTACTACAAGAGAAAGAATTAGAAGAAAAATAGATGGAAGTGATATGGGCTACATTCAGTTTGGTAGTGCCTTTGGTAGTAATGAAATGGTAGGTATCGGTAGAACTGGTGTAGGTACTGCTTTATCTGTAGATGGAAATTTAAGAGTCGGTATAGGAACTTTAACTCCTGATACTAAACTTGAAGTTACTGGTAGCACTAATACAGATTTATTTTCTCTTGAAGGTGCAGGTAGTTCATTTAAACTTATTGCAGAATCAGGAAGTACTGGCTCTTCTGATATAATGGCTTATAGGTTAGGACTACGATATGGCTCTAATGATAATGGATTTATAGATTTTTATAGAGGTCCAGATGGTGCTACTGGATATTTAGCTTTTGGTGCATCAGGTAGTGAAGTTATGAGATTGGATAGATATGGTAACTTAGGTATAGGAATTGCATCT